TTTTTGCGTTGCGAAGTAAAGCAGACTTTTCTTTTCTTGCTCTCATCACCACATATTCTTGAACACCAAGTTTACTGCTTAGTATCTCTGCTTGGATATACGCGTACACATATTTCTCAAACAACTTATTCACCGATATTAGCGAGTTGTCACCGCCTTCCATACCGTCAGAGATATACTCAAGGATGCACAACTCACCTGCCATATCAGAAGAGAAGTTGATAACACCTGCTTTCTGATTTACATTAAAAGTAGGGTTGTAGTTAGCCGTCTCAGTGTTTAGCCCAAAGCGAGAGCCGAAGGTATAACTGAAATACCAAATTCCATTTATAAACCATCCCTCTTGATTGTTAAACTGACTGCCCGGATTTAAGTAAATACTCTTCTTGGTCTTATGTATTCTATCAAAGTCAATAGTAGAGTTCTCAGGTCTCAAGATATTGCCATCTTGATCAAAGAGAACATTACAGTCGTTGTCTTGAAGATAAGCATTAGATGAAAGAGTTTGAATGTTTTCACTCAACGGACGTAGGTACCCATCTTTATACATAGATATGCGTACCCAATTGACATAGTCAGGAGGAAGGACAAACCTAAGTTCATCACACACACTAAGCTCTAAAACCTTTACCTCTTTAAACGCATCGTAGTTAAGTTCTTGAATAGCACGCTTGGCGTGAAACAGAACCTTATAACGCTCCTCGTTATTAATAAGAGAGTGATTGCCTGAGTACATCAACATAAAGTTGTTGACGATATCGAACAGGCTTACATATTGGTAAGACCCCCAATTAGCATCTTGGGGAGCGTTGCCATTATTCTCATAGTATTGATAGTCTGAAATATATGCCATGTTCTATTATTGTTGTTGGCTGAATGTAGGTTGTTCGTGTTGTTCTTGAGCCATACCAAACTGAACCACCTTGTCCTCGCGGATAGAGATACCGCAGTACTGAAGAATCTTCATTACCAATTTAAACTCATCCTCAGCAGGCATCTCAAAGTCTTGATAGTCAGGCTGCGATTGGTCAAACGAAGGCTCACCACCCAACAAAGTAACGTATGTCCACTTGGGGTCTTTAGGGTATCTGAAGTATGTCGCTTGCACTTGACCCGGTTGATTTATTATCGCAGGATAAACTCTATACACCGAGTCCTCTTGCGTATACGCAGGGAATAAAAGAGACGGCGCCGTAAGCATTGAGTTGTTAAGCATAGTAATCTTGCCTGCACTAACCTTCTCTAAGTCTTTAACATTCGCTGATGAGTATATAAAATAAGTAATACCTGTCACCCCAAAAATATTTTTGTTTAACAACAATGTTGTAGGGTTTACTACATTTACTACCGTGGCAACTTGGTTATTTGTTCCGTTGGATACAATATCTCCAACCTGAACACCTAATGTATTAAAGTTTACTGCTGAATCAATAAGGCTTAAAGATAAAACACTTGTATTAGTTGAGCTGACAACTAAAGTGGTATAAGCAGAAAGTCTGCTAACCATATAAGCTTCGTCACCTGTAGTAGTGATAGAAGGTGAAAAGAAATTATTTGATGTAGACTTGATAAGAAAGTTTGAAGTAAGGAAATACTCCATGGTCTCAGCCAATGCTTGACCTAAATCTGCGTAGTCAGAGTTTGACTTACGCACGTTCTCCATTACAATAGTCTTGTTGTAGTTGCTGAAGTATTCTTCATACACTTCCAACTGCGCCTGCTTAGCGTACAAGTTAAAGTCAGCAGGAGAGATATATCCGTAGTTATTTTTGTTCAGTACAGATAGAACCGTGTTTCTTACTGAGTTTATCATCGTTACTTTTTTACAAATATAGTGAAAAAAATAAGGGCTTGTAAGCCCTTATCTTTCATCATAAATCACATCAAACCAAAATCAACTTTCTAATAGCATGTCTAACATCTTCAGTCCGTCAATACCCTCGTCGCTTCTTAAGAACGCCAAAGCTGTATCAAATGGATCGCTGTTAAATTGTATCGAACACATCTTCTTTTTATTAGTCGTTGTGTTGTACCATAATTCTTTATTGTTTCCTCTAATGGTAACCCATCCGTTCTCAAAGAATGTTCTAACCTTAGCCTGAAACTTCAACTCAGGGTCATTAATTGCATTCAAAAATTCCTCAGGATATCTCTTAGCGAAAATTAAGATATCTCTTTTAAGTTCGGCTGTAGATATAACAGAAGGGTCAGTGCCAAATAGCACGCGTGAAATCATTTCAATCTGATTGATATCAAGAGAACGAGCCTCTATCAATGCATCAACCTCAATGTTAAGGTCTTTTACTTCTTCTGAAGCTTCCTTCTCCTTATCCAACTCTGCGAATAAAGATCCATTGTGAGGGTGGTAATGTAAAAATTTTTGAAGAGCAACATTTGTTCTTGGAACATTTAAGAATCCATCTTCAAAAACAATTGGTTCTAAGATAGCGGTTCCATCTTGCTCATCCTCAAAGGGAGAGTTTTGATTTGTCGCGTATCTAAGTACACGGTTAATTTGTTTCTCTTCATCAAACCACATAAGTGGGAAACGTGAACTATTACGAGAAGCAATAGTGTAAGAGAGTGGTGAGTTGATTAACAACTTATACACCTTGTCTTTTAAAACTGTGGGCTTTGCCATTTTATTATAGATTTAATTTGATTAAAGATAAAAAGAAGTGTGTCCGAAGACACACCTCTTTATTTTATTAACTAACTATTAGTTACCCCAACGGAATAACATGAAGTTATTAGCACCTAAGGTACATACGCAACGCTCAGAAAGGAAGTTGACCTCCATAGCATCTAAGTCGCTTGTAGCAGCACCACCGGCAGAACCTGTGATCCAAGTCTTGTAACGACGATCTTCAGCTTCGCTTGCGCGGTAGCGAACGTGCAAGAATGGACGCTTAGCGTTCTTACCCATGATTTGGTCATACACTGAAGTAGAACCTGCAGGAACTAATAAACCGTTAACAGTACCAATGGTATTGTTTACAGAGTTAGCAGCAGTAAGGTTACCACGCATTGTAGGATCATTCAAGTATTTCCAATCAGACTTGTAGAAGTCATAACCACGACGGAAACCACTGAACCCAAGGTTCAAAGCCATCTCAACATCGTTGTCAAACAATCCGAAAGAAGCACTTTGCGCTCCGTTGGCTCCACCTGTACCTGCACCCGGAAGACCGTTCAATCCTGCCAACATGTTGTCGATATCAAATCCCATTTGACGGTTAACGAACAACACGTTCTCTTCGATAGCACCTTGCTTATCTAAACGAGAAACGATAGAATCCCAATCAGTTAAAGCAGTTGGATTACCTGCGCCCCATACGTTTCCACGTTGGTTAACAGCGTAGAATACACCTTCAGAACCGATATAACCTGCAGTAGCAGCACCTGAACCTGAAACAGCAGGAACCGCTTCAATCATTGCAGTCTCTAAGTAATCTTCAAAACGAAGACGAGTCTCGTGCTCAGACTTCAAATACCAAAGGTATCCTGTAGCACCATTCTCAGTAGTTACTTCAACCCATCCGATTTGAGCCATGTCAGAACCGTTAACCGCATACTTATCTTTGATGATAATAGGGTTGTTAGAGAAGATAGTATCTTCAGCTTCCAAAGAACCAACCATTCCGTTAGTTCCTTTTCTGAACTCAGAACCGTAGATAAACATAGAACACACGTTGGTGTTAATGATGTTGATACCTGCTGTTCCTTCGTAGAAAGCAACGTCAACAACTAATCCTGTTACAGCTGTAACAATAGCACGGTTGCTTGCTCCTGAAGTCTTAACTTGAATGAATACAGTTTGTCCAATACGAACAGCTGCAGTAGTTGCTCCTGTATCAGAGATAGTAAAACGAGCAGTAGTCGTTGTAACTAATGAAGCAGTTGCAAATTCATACTTAATGTGAAGGCGTCCTTGTTCTGCCCATTTGATTTGGTCAGAGATAGAAGGAAGCTCAGCACCTACCATTCTCAAGAATGAAGATACTGTACGATTTCCGTAACGCTCAAATTCTTTCTCATAAGTATCAGGAAGATACTGAGTCAAGAAGTTAAATCCGTTAGACGGAATGTAGTTTGTGTCTAATGCTACACGCTCCGCTGAGGGTTGTAAAGCAAAATTGGGGGTAGTTAATACTGCCATTTTTTTAGTTTTTTATTTTATAGTTTTCTTGCGCTACGAATTTTTAAATTCTTACCATGGTCAGGATTCATAGCTCGAACCTGCATTCCTCCTGTGTTTGTCACCTCAGGTGTTCTGCGTTCAGACATATTAATATTCTTTGTCTTACGCATCACATCATCAGTAGCGTTAGCCACACCTTGCTCATAAAAGAACTTGGCGAACTTCTCAGGGTTCATGGCAACAGCTAATGCTCTATGGTATCCAACGGCATCCTTAATCATCCCACTCTCATCCAAGTATTTACCAATGAAATTCATTGGACTTGATTGGGCTTTCTTAAGCTCGGAAGCATCACCGGGTGTGAACTTGACTGTCTTGTCGTCTATCTTGAACTCAAAACCTTTGAACTCTCCATTAAACAACTCGTTGGTTTTGTTCTCAAACCATTTTGCTTTGCGCTCGTTTTCTTCCTGCAGAGTCTTAGCCTGCTTTGTGTATTGCTTATACGATTCATACACTTCCTTCTCTTCATCAGAAACAAGTGGAGCACTTGACTCAAGTGGCATCTTGTATTGTTCCTTTTGTTGAGTGAAGAATTTCTTCGCTTCAGCAACAGCTTTTTTCTTGGCGAGTTTAACTCGCTTAACAGTCGACTCGTCATCAAGGTCTTCATCGTAGATGTAATCTTCCATCATGACTTCTATATCGTCAGGATCTAGACCTTGTTGTGTCGAACTAATATATTCTTTAAGAAGTTCATCTTGGTCCATCGAGTCAAAGTCCTTTCTCAATTTGAGGAAGTCTTCAAAACCACGACCTGTTTCCTTCTTGTATTTCATAAAAGCAGCCACGTCTTCAGGCATCTCTTCTGCCTGACTACGTTCAGCCATCAAATCGTCAAACGAATTGATTTGCTTATTGTATCGTTTCCCAATATATGAAAGAACGTCTTCTTCTCTTAACTCATTATCCTGTAAAGGTTCTGCTGCTATCTCAGGTACTCCCGCATCCGCTTCCGCCCCTGTATCTGCTGCTGCCTGAGCAGCCTCGTGATTTGCAAGTAACTCAGCTTCTTTCTCAGCTACACCTTTAGTGTTTACGTTGTCTAATACTTTTACTGATGTAAATTCCATTTGATTTAATTTTTACAAAGTTAGGTAAAATTTTGATATCTTTTTATCGAGGTTCAAATTCGGATAAGTCAAAGCCATCTAAGCTATCTTCATTCGATTCAAAGTTCAAAGGAGGTAGATTATTCTTGCGTTGCTCAATCAGTTTAGACTGCTGAGTATTTTGAATACCTACTCTTTTATCTTTAGCCTCTTCTTTTAACATGTCTCTTTGATTCAAGGTGCCCGCCTGAATCTGAGCAAGTTGCATGTTGTACTTAAACTCCTCAGCCATAAGTTGAGTTTTAAGTTGAGCTTCTTGCTTCATCTTCTCAATGTCAAACGCTACCTCAGCCTGCTTGATCTGCATCTTAGCCTGAGACTCTAATTGAATCTTCTGCATCGCCACTTGACCCGCCATCTCTTGAGCCTTGAGGTTTTGCTGAGCCATCATTGCTTGCTTCTGCATCTCCATCTTCTCCTCTCTATCGTTTCTCTTGGTTCTCTTGAGTTTGAGTAATTGGTTGGCAAGCTTGATATTTTTAATCTCTCTAATGTCAATAGCATCCTCAATGTCAATATTTCCTTTAGACAACGCCATTTGGATGTTAGCCTCAAGTTGAGCTTTCTCCTCTTCATCAGGAGCCACCTCGATAAAGATTCCAAAGTCATAGATGTATAGGTCTTTAATCTCCTCAAGTATAGACACATTGTACTTACCAATCTTATTAGCAAAGTCTTCTTTAAAATCTGCATACTCTAAGATATCCGATATTCTATAAGTAATACCTTCAGCAAGTGTTTGATATATATGCAAACTACCTTGAAGGATGTGACGAGTAGCCGTGTTTGAGTTAAGAGCAGCCAACTTCTGAACACCAACCAAAGCGTTAGGGTCAGGAGTACTACCATCACGAGCCTCATTCAATCCTGTTACAGAACGAATCATATCAAGATAGTGATTGTAGTTAGCAAGCAACATCTGAGTTTTAGAAGCTCCTGAGTTAGATGTGAGTTGAGTGATAGGAACGCGAGCGTTATTAAACTCACCGTCTTGAGTGTAGCTTCGTCCAATCACACTACCTGTTTGGAAGTAAAGTCTCAACGCATCCTCAGGATTGTAAGCAGCACCTGTTCCCAAGTCTACCTCATTCAATCCATCAGCATCAATGAATACACCATCAGGCACAACGCGAGCGATGACCTGCTGTAACTTAAGGTGAGTAATCTGAATCAAGTCAGCGAATGGAATCATACGGCGAACCAATGACTCAATCACTCCCTTGTACATACGCGGAGCGCAAGCAACATAGTTAGGCAACGCGTGCTGAGACGCTGACTTAGGGCGAACCATGTTCTGAGCCAACTCCCACTTTAACATGATGTTGGTGCCCATGACCATAACGCCATTATACCACACATCAATAGTCTTCTCCACTTTCTCGAATCCGCCTTCTTCCATCATCTCCGCAGGAGGATTGAAGTTCTCATCCTTCTCAATGTATCTCACACCACCACCTTCAAGTATTTTCTTTTTGTAAACTACTTTCTGCGTGGTCTTATAGTTGAAGTAAAGCAATGTGCAAGTGTCTCTGCTGAACATAGTGTTCTCATAAAACTGAGCGACATTGTAGTAATCGTACCAACTCTGACTATACTTAGATATATTCTCAAGATCCTCACGCGTAAGCGAAGGGTCAATCTTTAAAAGCTCAGTCATAGGAAGAGTCTTAATCTCTCCCCAATAGAAGCAGTCTCTGAAGTAAGGGTCCTCGGTATAGCTATACACCACATTAGCGGGGTCAACATACGATATCTCTACTCCCGATCCCGGAAGGAACTCGTGCTTTACCACACCAATGCCTAATACAGTTTGGTCATAGTCAACACGACGACGCAAGTCATCGTAATGATTCTCAGCAAAGATTGTATTGATAGCCTCCTCTTCTGCAATCTCAATAGCAGGCTTATAGTTAAGCTGCATGAACAAAGCCATCTCATCGTCAGTCTCAGGAAGCTCATTAGGGTCCATCATAAATGGGTCAGCACCTGTCTTCTCTTGGATAGTCATAAGGATATCCTTAGCAGCCATCTGACCTTCAAGCATATCTTGATACTTGCTTCTCTTGGCTTGAGACATAGCATCTTGTGCGTACGCTTTAACTTTAAATAAGCGGTCAGACATTCCGTTAACAACAATGTCAACGAACTTAGGGATGATTGGAACGGGAGTCCAATCTAAATTCAAGTAAGAAAGATCTCCATCAATAGCAAGTTCATCCTTATACTTACCCACCGATTGCTCTCCACGAGCGTATAGGCGAAGCCTGTGAAAGTCTCGCCACTGCCCATAGTATCTACATTTATTCCCGTCTTTTCTAAACCACTCATATTGAATAGCTTGACCTACTTGCAGCCCAAATTCAAGGGTCGCTTTCTCAGCGTCAGACACGAACTGATTCGGGAATGCGGTAGAGGATACTTTTATTACTACTTCTTTCATCTAATTAATTCGCTTGTAGTTCCTTTGTTACTGTATCTCGCAAAGTTAATACTTATTTTCGTTTCTTTTTTCTCCGGAACATACAGATGTTTTTGATTCGCCATGATAGCCAATCCTGAACTTATGGATGCGTCATACTTTGTTCTATTGTTAATATCAAACTTAGCCCAATCCTCAAGTGTTTTTGTAAACGGCATTGTGCCTATCTCATCAGCAGGTCTGTATGTTCCAAACATATCCATTCCTACAAACTTCTCTATGTACGACTCAATAGCCGAGGCGTGTGCCTGCTTGATATCTTCTGATGAGTTAGGTATACCGCCAAGCTCTCTCTCCGTTGCCGACAGTTTAGCATATACCTTATCAGGTCTATTCATACAGAATCCTCTGTACCCTCTGTTCTTAAAGTGATATAGCAAACGTGGTTTGTTATTCTCTGCTAATAGAGGCATACCATAAAAGACACAAGCCATAAGCACATCTTCAAAAAATATCTCAGCAGTCTGAGGACGAGCAATGTACTCTAAAAAGAATTGATTTACAGGACCTTCATCCATATGAAACTTAGTCATTCCGTGCAATGAACCATTAGAACCACGTCCATCAACAACAGCAGAGATGTCGTATGGGTCACAACCAAATGAACCCATATGTTCATTACCCGCATATTTAATTCCATTGCGTATGTGTACGTTATTTTGAAGTCCTTTGTTTGGTGTCCAACTAATTAAGAACCGACCTTTTTTATCAGGACTGAAGATAACCTTGGTATCTTTTATGCCGTCCTGCCACATAAATGAACCGCGTGTTACAACGTGATCCTTTATGATAGAATCATTGTAATCAATCTGTTGGTATATCTTGGTCAGGTTAAATAACGACTGCTTACTCTCATCTCTGAAAGCGTGAGACTCCGTGCGCGGATACTGCCTGTAAAATTCGTTTAGACCATCAGCATCATTCTTTAATCCGTCTACTTCTGCTTCCCAAAAGTCAATAGCCCCATTGGTTATCCATCCGCCATCAACACCTCTTACTTTTTCTTTCGGCTTACGGAACACAGGCATGCCGTGTATGTCAATGAATCCTTCCATGTTCCATTCCATTGGAATAAACAACGCATACAATCCACTCTTGGTTTGACCATTGGCATTGCGTGTGGATACACGAGAGTCCTCATAAATATCCTTGAAGTTCTGACCACCCTTAGCAAGAGCATTAGAGGTTGACCCCATCATACACTTGCCAATTACCTTACTACCCAATCGTAGACAGGTCTTTGTTACGCGCCAATTCTCCTTGATGTTATTTGGCTTGGTCCACTTACCACTCTCATCGTGAATAAGTAACTTTAACTTCTCACCATCATAAGAGTTGTCTTCAGTGTTCTTCCAATCTATTGTAGTGTCAAGTCCTTCTACTATCTCTTGCGCAGAATTAAACATGTTCTTCTTCGTAATCTTCGAAGCCGGCACGCGATACGCCAATTCAGTCTTTGGCTTATCCATTCCATCCATAATAGGTTTGAAGAAAAAAGGAAGACGACTATTAATAGGCACAACCTTGTCAATAAACATTTTCTTTGCATCACTACCTGTCTTTGATAATATACCTACACGAGCATCTTTGACAAGCGTACCTACATTGATACACTCAGATGATGACATAAAAGAAAATCCCGAACGACGTATCTTGAGATAGTCCATACCGAAACATCTTTCGTCTGCTCTGCACGCTTCCCAAAATATCCAAAAGATTCTATTCGCCTCACGGAAGTCGGGGTAACCAACGTCGATACTTGCCCACTGAAGATACATCCAATGCGATCCTGTCATATAAGTGGCAACGCCATTATTCATAAACCAAAAGCCCTCTTCTCGATAGTCAAACTGCTTCTCAATATAATCTACCCAATGATTTTTAAAATCAGTAGCCATCTCATTCCATTGAAAGATAGTTTGAATCTTAGCGAGTGGCTTGGGTAAGTCTTCTCTCTCCCAATATTGTTCTTCAGGTTTATCGTGACGCTTGTAACAAGCCAAAGGTTTGGCGGGCAACGCAATGTTTAGTCCTGAAATATTTATTACTTGACCTATTGAACCGTTCTTAGATATGACGACCATATCATAGTCTTCGTTATACCCATACTTCCACTCTTCTGCTGCATTTTTTTTCGCAACAGTTTTAGTCGGGATGTAATTCTCGATTACGCGATATAAATTATCTTGACCGTCTTTCTGCAAATCCTTGTTTTGTATCAACCTTACTCGGACCATTCTCGATAGCGTCAAGAGATTCTTTCTCTAACTCTATCCTGTTAAGTATCTCGAATGCATCAAAGATAGCCAATTTCTTTGTAGCCGCTGCGTTCTTCAATCTGTCAGCAGCCAACTCAGTTGACTCTCCATCTGCATCAAGATTTTTCTGCACAATCTTTTCTTCAGCCACCTCAATGAGATGCTGAACAGCCTTATATCCTGACTGAATAATCTTGAGTTTTAATTCTTTTGTATCGTAGGTCATAGCTTAATAGTAATTTGATGTTCATACATACGGTATAGCTTCTCGCCATCCACATTAAACTCATACTCACTATCAGGTGAAAAGACTACGTGGTCTCCCGCATTGACACCTTGAGACACAAGATACTCATTAGGATATTTCATAATACCCATCAATGGTTCCTCAGAGAACGGCTTGTTGATATAAGACTCGGTAGGAGGTATTGGTTTCACAAAACAATACTTGTCATATGCGTACCAAGTATCATCCTTCTTGTATAAGAAGAACTGCTCGTTGTCAATAAGGAATACATCTTCTTTGAAAAAACTTCGACCGCTCTTTCTATTACCCTTTATGTCATTGTAAAACTTAAAGACATTGTGATGAACAAGAAGCGTGTCGCCCGGTTCGATTGGACCGTTATACCACAGTGGTGTTTCTACAACAATAGCCTCACGATTAGAGAACTTATGATCTTCCTCTGATGTGTTGACTATGAACTCTATTCCTGCTATTTCCTTTGTGTTGTTGTATCTCTTTCCTTCTGTTGGTCTCGTTATAAAATAAAACGGTGATTTCATTTAGTAGTTGATATTAAATTCAATTGAAGTGGGGATAGCGGAGTTGAACTCCTTCCAAATGAGAATCTCTTTTTTTTCGTTTATGATATAAATCTTGATAGAATCTTTCTTATCGTCGTACTTAATACAGTTTATCTCGTAACTATCGCCAAGGACTTTTTGTCCCACAAGGTAATGCATAGCACCACCCTTATAGTCAGGTCCTATTGATATCTTACGAATGTCCATTAAACTTGATTAAGCGTAACGATAATACTTGGCGTTAATGGATGAACTGCATTTGCAGGGTCAGCAACCATAGTGATATTAGTAGCAGTAGCGGTCCACATAAGTTGAATATAGTCACCTGCGTTTAACGCTACGAAATAATTCCAAGCAGCCATAACAAAGTTTGAGTTGCTCTGAAGAACAACCTTACCATTTGTATCTGCAATGTTTGCCGCTGCAGTAGAACCATTCTTGCGTAACCAAAAGTCAACTGTCTGAGAGCTACCTGCTGAGTTAGCCAACTGAGCAGAAAACATTAGATTGTACACACCTGTATTAGCCACAGTAATTCTTGTCAAGTTTGTTCCGTCACTTACAATAGATATTCCGTTAGTAGCAGAAGTGTCTGTTGTTCTCAAGATAACAGGAATACCTATGTTCGCTCCTCCTGTTAAGGTCTGAGTAACAGTATCGTAAAACGAACCTTTATAAGATGCCTGAGAAAGAACGTCAGGAACTAAATTAAGGACATCCTCTACGCTAAAGTTTTTTGTAGCGTTGTTGCTCTCAGCATCTGTTCCGATAAGTTTATCAGAAAGAGTTACGTTACTATCTAACGGGTACGAACTAATCTTAGCCATTATGACAAGGTTAAAAGGTAAAGTGTTTGGTTAACTAAAGAAAGCATCTCATCTATAATATTCTGAAGCTCAGAAGAATAGTTGTTACGCTCGCTATCAAGGATACTCTGCATCTCTTTAAGGTGAGACATCGACTCCATGTTCTTTGACTCAGGGATAACAATCTCAACGCGTTTGTTGCGACCAAAGTAAACCTCGCTGAACTTGTCAGTAAGGTCAAGGATGCCATCATAATAATGGTTCAACGCTTTATGCTCAGCAAACGATGTGGTTTGCAGGTGAG